GGTTAATCATAGCAGTAATACTCTATGGAGTATATAGACTGTTTTTATTTTTAAAAAAAAGATTACTATGAAAACGTTTTTTAAAGAATTATTAAGTGATGAATCAGGAAACTATTCATCAAAGAGATTAGGTGGTTTACTTTGCGTCTTAGCGCTTGTAGTATCACTAGTAGCTAATACCTTCACTCATGGAGATATAAGACCTGCAGAATATCTTGTAGATGCTGTAGCTTTATTTGCATTTGGTGCATTAGGATTAACTTCAATAGATAAATTAACTAGAATAAGAAATAAGAAATAACAATGGGATAACTCCGCTTTACTTATTTTTGTATTTTGCAGCATGGTTTGTAATACCAGCTATAATTAGAACTATATGGAAAAAATAATAACATGTCCTAATTGTCATACTCAGTTTGATATGTCAATTACACCTCATACAATTGATCAACCAGAGTCAAACTATCTATGGATATTTGATAATGGACATGGTGGTATGATAGATGGTGTTTATCAGACACCAGGTAAAAGATCTCCAGTATGGCCAGATGGTCAACAACTTTTTGAAGGAGAGTTTAATAGAGCTATAGTAAATAGATTAGTTACTTTATGTAAAGCAAATAATATAGATTATGTTAATCTTGTAGATACTCAGGATGATGTACCATTATCTTACAGAACTGATAAAGCTAACTCTATTGCTAAATCTTCAGGCAAACCTTGCATTTATATAAGTATACATGCTAATGGATTTGATGATGAGTCTGCTAATGGTTGGAGTGTATATACTTCCCCAGGTACAACTAAATCCGATGGTATAGCAACTATACTCTTTGAAAAAGCAGCTAGAGAATTTAAAGGTGAGTATATGAGATCAGATAAGTACTCAGATGGTGACGTAGACAAAGAAGCTAACTTTTGGGTACTGGCCCATACTACAATGCCCGCTATACTATCAGAGAACTTTTTTATGACTAATTCAAGTAATTGTCATAAGTATCTTTTATCTGAAGATGGAAGAGATAGAATAGCAAAAATTCATTTTGAAATGATTCAGCAAGTAGAAGCTGAGAATAAAATTTAATTAAAAGTTCATAAGTTTAATTAATGTTTATCAAAGGAACCTAGGTTTAATTACCTAGGTTTTTTTTATTTAAACTTCTGTGGTTTAAACTTTATTTGTATATTTGGTTAAATAAAAATTTAAACCAATGGAAAACCCCGAAAATTTATCACCAGAAGAATTAGCAGCTAAGAAGGAAGAAATGCTTCAGTTCTATAAACAATCAATGCCTTATTTGCAAGCACAATTTGATTATGAAGAATTGTTATCTCAAATTGATGAAATGAGACTTAAAAGAACTCAAATTCAAATGGCATATGCTCAAATGATGGCTCCTCCTGAAGAAGATTCTATGCCTGAACCAGAAACATCTTCTAAAAAAAGAAAACTTAAAAAAGAATCATAATGGCTATTGTTAAACGAGTTCAGAAAAAGGTAATAATGTCTACAAAAGATATTATTAAGTTTCAACTGATTACTCACTGTTATTTAAATAAAATAACGGTGAGTAATTCTGATCTTGAATGTTTAACATTACTTAGTTCTACAGGACCTATAGAAATTGCTCATTTTTGCTATGATGCTGCAGATGAGCAAAAAATATTTAAATCTCAACAAACAGTTAGAAACTGTATTAATAAATGCATAAAGTTTAAGCTTGTAGTAAGAGATTCTAAAAATAAAAAACTTGTTCATCTTAATCCTAAATTAAATATTGAAACTTTAGGCTCTATATTTTTAGATTATAATTTTTTAGCTAAATGAATCCAATAAAAGCAAGTTCACTAGCTCAAGAAATATCTGAAGAAAATAATCTATCAAAACACCTTGTTGAAAATCTTGTTGATTTTTACTATAAAAATGTTAGAACTTTAATAAGTGAGTTATATCATCCAAGAATAAATATTACTGGCTTAGGTATATTTACTGCTAGGTATAAGACTATAACTAATGCAATACCAAGATTTGAAAAGTATCTAGAAAATCACGATACTTCTACTTATTCAGCATACTATAATAAAAAAATGCTTGAAGAAAAAATAGAATTTTTACATTCTATTAAAGAACAAATAGAAAAAGAAAAAGAAAGAAAAGAAAAATTTTTAAAAGATAAAAATGAACTTAAAAAAGATTTGGAACAATAGAAAGGAAATTTACGAGGGTATAAAAAACTCTGTAATAAGAGATGACTTCGTAGAAGATGTTGCCGCTAAAAGAATGGCAATATGCACTGAATGTCCTGAAATAGATTTAAAAGGTTCTAAATGTGAAGTACCAGGTACACAACCTTGTTGTGGTAATTGTGGATGTTCACTTTCTTTTAAAACAAGAGCTCTTTCTACAGAGTGTCCATTGGGAGAATGGAAAGCATTAATGACTGAAGATGAAGAAGATAAACTTGGTGAATTATGAGTATAATATTTACAGAAGAAGATCATAGTTATAAATCATCTAATCAAGATAATCCTATAGATTGGATAAGTGTGACAACATTAACATCTTTTTTTAAAGAACCTTTTGATGCTAAAAAAATAGCTCAAAAAGTTTCTAAAAGAAAGAACTCTAAGTGGTATGGTATGAAACCTAAAGATATACAAGCTGTTTGGAAAAAAGAATCTGAAAGAGCAATGTCTTTAGGAACATTTTATCATAATCAAAGAGAAGATGATTTATGTTCCTTAGCTTCAATAGAACGGGATGGAACTACTGTACCTATATTTACACCAATAACAAAAGATAAGGGTGTTAAAATTTCTCCAAAGCAAAAATTAGATCCAGGGGTATATCCAGAACATATGGTATACCTTAAGTCTGCAGGTATATGTGGACAGTCAGATTTAGTAGAAGTAGTAAACGGAAAAGTTAGTATTATAGATTATAAGACTAATAAAGAAATTAAGATGCAATCCTATGTAGATTGGGAGGGTATATCTCAAAAAATGCAGTTTCCAGTAAATCATTTAGACGATTGTAATTTTAATCACTATGCTCTACAACTCAGTATTTATATGTATATTATATTAAAACACAATCCTAAATTAAGACCAGGAGGAATGTTTATACATCATGTTCAGTTTGAGGAAGAAGGTAAAGATGAGCATGGATATCCTATAACTAAATTTACAGATCAAGGAGATCCTGTATTAAAAGATTTAATTACAATACCTGTTCCGTATTTAAAAGATGAGGTTATATCTTTAATACATTATTTACACGATAATAGAAAAAAACTAAAAAAGAAATGATTGCAAAACTATTTGATATACAAAATGGCAAAGTAGTTCCTACAGAACATTGTTATACATTAAAGTCTCTTAAAGATATAATGGATAATTATCCAGATGATCATCTAAAAATTTATCAATATTTATTTTATATGACATGTCCTAATCCTGACATGAATCCATTCTTTCATACTCCTGAGCATGAAAAAGAAGAGATAATAATGAAAGAGGTAAATGGTGAGTTTTCTACAGAAGATGATGATGTATGGGCAGCGCTTAAATTTTGTGAAAAAATGTATCAGACTCCAACATCCAGAGCATATAAAGGTATTGCAGCTATGTTAGATAGATTAGGAAGGTATATGCAGACTACGCCAATTGAGCACGGTAGAGATGGTAATATTAACTCCTTAGTAAATGCAGCTGCTAAATATCAACAGATTAGAGAGTCATTTAAAGGAGCATATAAAGATCTTCAAGAAGAACAGCAAAGTAATGTAAGAGGTGGAATAGGATTAGGATATGATCAATGATACAGAAATATATCAAGATATTCCTACATGGGATAATGGTACATGGACTAGTACAGACTTTGATAACAGAGAAGACTTTGCAAAATATGTAAGAGATCTATTTAAAGAACCTGGTCAGTATGCATTTGATGATATATCTTATGAATTTAATGCAGAGGCCACTAAGTTTAATAAACAAGGATTTTATTGCGCAGCTCCTTTTAAATCAAGAGACTTTATTAACTATTGGGAAGGAGAAAAGAAAAAGTGTAGGAAAGGTGTTATATATAAATCAAAAGATAAAACCTGGTATATAGCAAGAGACTATTATATGTGGTTAAACTTCCTACCAATTTTTAACAAAGAAATACAAAAGTTTGGATTTGCTGATATTAGAGATGCTCAATATCATATGGCACTATATGAAGTTTTAGCAGAATTAAACTTTAAACATGTTGCTATATTAAAGAAACGTCAGATAGCATCTTCTTATTATCATATGGCAAAGCTTATTAATCAGCAATGGTTTGAAGCTGGTGTTACTCTAAAGATAGGAGCTAGTCTTAAGGATTATATTAATGAAAAGGGATCCTGGAAGTTTTTAGATGAGTATGCTGCATTCTTAAATGAACATACTGCATGGTATAGACCTATGAATCCTAGTAAAGTGATGATGTGGCAGCAGAAGATTGAGGTTAGAAAAGGTAATAGAAAAACTGAGGTAGGTCTTAAAGGAACTATACAAGGTATGTCATTTGAGAAAGATCCTACAAATGGAGTAGGGGGTCCAGTAAAGTATTTCTTTCATGAGGAAGCTGGTATTGCACCTAAGATGGATAAGACATACGAGTATATGAGGCCAGCCATGAGATCAGGACTTACAACTACAGGATTATTTATAGCCGCTGGATCTGTGGGTGACCTGTCACAATGTAATCCACTTAAGGATATGATTCTTAATCCAACATCTAAAGATGTTTATGCTGTAGAAACTAATTTAATAGATCATAAAGGTACTATAGGTTTGTCAGGTTTGTTTATTCCTGAACAATGGTCTATGCCTCCTCACATAGATCAATATGGTAACTCTAATGTAAAAGAAGCTACAGTAGCTTTGCAAAAACAATTTGATAATTGGAAAAAAGAGTTACCTCCAGAAGATTATCAGTTAAGAATATCTCAGCATCCAAGAAATATAAAAGAAGCATTTGATAACAGATCTGTATCTGTATTTCCTACACATCTTCTTGCTGCACAAGCTAGAAGAATAGAAGAAAAAGAATATGGATATGAGTTTTTAGATATATTAACAGATGCTAATGGCAAACCAACTGTTAAAAAAAGTAATAAGCATCCTATACGTGAGTTTCCAGTAAATAAAAAAACTGAAGATAAAACAGGTTGTTTAGTTGTATGGGAAAGACCTAATAAAGAAAAACCAGACTTTGGAAGTTATTACGCATCTATTGACCCTGTAGCTGAAGGTAAAACTACGACATCAGACTCTTTATGTTCTATTTATGTAATGAAGAATTCTGTAGAAGTTACTAAAGTAACAGGAACAGAAACAGAAACTTATATAGAACAAAGTAAAATTGTAGCTGCATGGTGCGGAAGGTTTGATGATATAAAACAAACACATCAGAGGTTAGAACTTATAATAGAATGGTATAATGCATGGACTGTAATAGAGAATAACATTTCTTTATTTATTAATTACATGATAAGTAGAAAGAAGCAGAAATATCTTGTACCTAAAAGTCAGATAATGTTCTTAAAAGACCTTGGTGCAAATAAAAATGTATTTCAAGAATATGGCTGGAAGAATACTGGTACATTATTTAAATCACACCTTCTTAGTTATGGGATAGAATTTGTAAGAGAAGAGCTTGATCAGGAAACAAAAGAAGATGGAACTGTAGTTAAAACAACATATGGAATAGAAAGAATTCCAGATCCAATGTTGATAAAAGAAATGCAAGAATATGCAGATGGAGTTAACGTGGATAGATTAGTATCATTTGTGGCACTTGTGTCTTTTATGAGAATACAAGAATCTAATAGGGGTTATACTAAACAGATTATAAGGGATGACGCAGCTAAAAAGTTGCAAAAGTCGGAAAATTTGTTTAAATTAAATAGTAGTCCGTTTAGATACATGGGCCGAAAAAGTAAAAGATCAAAAGGTAGAGGTTTTAAAAAATCTGCTTTTAAAAATATTAAATAATAACTATGCAGGTATTTAATGCACTTCAATTAAAAAACGGAGCTAAAGCAGAGCAAAATAGAATTGGTTCTGTTACTCAACCTTTGCAATTTTTATCAAAGAAAAAAAAAGATGAAGAGTGGGCTGCTTGGAATTTGGATTGGCTAGAATGGAATGGTATTAAACAGCTGCGTAGAAATGGAAGAAGACTTTCTAAAAATTATAAACTCGCTAAGGGTCATATTGATAGATCTGATTATATTGTAGAAGAAGATAATGAAACTAGAACTATTGTAGATATGTTAACTCAAAATGATGAGGGATCTGCATTAGAACTAAAATTTTACCCAATAATACCAAATGTAATAAATGTATTAGTAGCTGAGTTTGCTAAAAGATCTACTAAACTTACTTATAGAGCAGTTGATGAATTTTCATATAATGAAATGCTTGAGCAAAAAAGAGCTATGGTAGAGGAGGTTCTTTTAACCCAAGCTTCTACTAAGGTTACTGCTGCATTATTAGAACAAGGTTTAGATCCAAATTCTGAAGAAGCTCAAGAGCAATTAAGCGGTGATAATTTAAAAAGTTTACCAGAAATAGAAATGTACTTTAAAAAGAGTTACAGATCTATGATAGAAGAATGGGCTACTCATCAGCATAAAGTAGATATGCAAAGATTTGGTATAGATGAACTTGAAGAAAGAGCATTTAGAGATATGCTTATTACAGATAGAGAATTTTGGCATATGCGAATGATGGAAGATGATTATGAGGTAGAACTTTGGAATCCACTTCTTACATTTTATCATAAGTCTCCTGATGCAAGATATATTTCAGATTGTAATTGGGTTGGTAAAAGTGATATGATTACTGTTTCTGATGCAATTGATAAGTATGGTTATTTAATGGATGAAGATCAATTAAAATCCTTAGAATCTATTTATCCTGTAAGAGCTGCTGGTTATAATATTACAGGTTATCAAAATGATGGTAGTTTTTACGATGCAACTAAATCTCATGAGTGGAATACACAAAGACCTTCATTAGCTATGCGACAGTATACTAGCTTTATGGGTCAAGAAGGAATTTCTGAAGGTAATGATGCTGTACAACAAATACTTGCTCAGAGTGAAGATTATAAAGATGAGGGTACTGCATACTTAGTAAGAGTTACTACAGCATATTGGAAATCACAAAGAAGGCTTGGTCATCTTACTAAAATTACTGAACAAGGAGAAGTAGTAACTGAAATAATTACAGAAGATTATAAAATAACAGATAAGCCTATATATGATACTAGACTCTTTAAAAATAAATCTAAAGATAATATTGTATTTGGTGAACATATAGATTGGATATGGATTAATGAAGTTTGGGGTGGTATTAAAATAGGTCCAAATTTACCAAGTTACTGGGGAATGAATAGTTCTGATGGGTTTACACCAATGTATATTGGTATAGATAAAAAGAAACCAGGACCACTTAAGTTTCAGTTTAAAGGTGATAATTCACTATATGGATGTAAGCTTCCTGTGGAAGGTGCTGTGTTCTCAGACAGGAATACAAAATCTACAGCTCTTGTGGATCTTATGAAACCATTTCAGATTGGTTATAATATTGTAAACAATCAAATGGCCGACATACTAGTTGATGAATTAGGAACTGTCATCATGCTTGATCAAAATACTCTTCCAAAACACTCACTTGGTGAGGATTGGGGTAAGGGTAACTTAGCTAAAGCATATGTAGCTATGAAGGATTTTCAGATGTTACCTCTTGATACATCTATTACAAATACAGAAAATGCATTAAACTTTCAACACTTTCAAAAACTTGATTTAGATCAGACTAATAGACTTATGTCTAGGATTCAACTAGCTAATTATTTTAAGCAACAAGCTTATGAAGTAATAGGAGTTAATCCACAAAGGATGGGTCAGCAAATTTCTCAGCAAACTGCTACTGGTGTAGAACAAGCTGTAAATGCATCATATGCTCAAACAGAAATGTATTTTATTCAGCATGCTGATTATTTAATGCCTAGAGTTCATCAGATGAGAACTGACCTAGCGCAATATTATCATAGTACTTCTCCATCTACTAGATTAAGTTATATAACATCTGCAGATGAAAAAGTTAATTTTGAGATAAATGGTACAGATATGCTTATGAGAGATTTAAATATATACTGTAGCACAACAGCAAATCATAGAGCAGTGTTAGAGCAACTTAAGCAGATGGCGATGCAAAATAATACTACAGGAGCTAGTATATATGATCTTGGTAAAATTGTACAATCGGATTCTATTGCAGAGTTAAATGCCGCTATGAAAGACTCTGAAGCAAAACAACAAGAGCAGAAGCAACAAGAAATGCAACAGCAACAGCAAATGCAAGAACAGCAAATACAAGCTCAACAACAAGAACAGCAAGCTGAGAGAGATTTTAAAGTTATGGAATCTGAAAAAAGAGATCGTAAGGATATACTCATTGCTGAAATTAGAGCTGCTGGTTATGGTTCAATGATGGACATTAATAAAAATGAACAATCTGATTATCAAGATGCAATGGCAGATATTAGAAAATCAGATCAATATCAACAGCAAACTCAAATGCAAAGAGAAAAACAAGCTAATGATATGATGAAGCATAATCAAAAAATGTCTATTGAAGAACAAAAGATACAAGCTCAAAAAGATATAGCTGATAAACAGTTGCAAATAGCTAAAGAAAATAAAAATAAATACGATGTTAAAGCATCAAAATCAGATAAGAAAAAATAGTTTAGCTATATAATGCAAAATTTTTAATAAAAGTTTGTAAATAATTTTAAATTTTTAAGATTTAATTTAGTATATTAAAGTAATAACCAACAAAAACTGACAAATGGCAGAAGAATTAAATGAGGAAACTCAAGCACAAGATTCTACAACGGTAGAAGAAGTAGATGTAAATATTGATGAAATCTTTGGAAATGTGGGAGCTGACAACGTTATGTTACCTCAAGAAGAAGATAATGAAAAGAAATCAAACATCTTTTCTAAACCAGAAGAACTTGATACAACGTTCATTGACAAACCTGAAACAACTACAACTGAAACTCCTGAAAGGGAAATGACAGCTGAAGAAAAAATTGAATCAACTCCTGATTCTATAGTAGATGAAGCATTAGCTGAATTAGATGATGCAATTACTATAGAAGAAACAGGAGATGCTAAATCAGGTAGACGTAAAACTGATAAAAATGGTTTACAAGAATTAGCTGCTAAGATGATAGAGGAAGGTACTCTATTTGCTTTCGATGATGACAAACCAATTGAAGAATACAGTACTAAAGATTTTAGAGAATTGTTTGAAGCTAACTTTCAAGAAAGAGAAGCTAAGATTAGACAAGATACTCCAAAAGAATTTTTTAATGCATTACCTGATGAATTAAAAGTTGCTGCTAAATATGTAGCAGACGGTGGTACAGATCTAAAAGGATTATTTAAGACACTCTCTCATGTAGAAGAGGTTATTGAATTAGATGCTAATAATCCTGATCATCAAGCTAAAATAGCAAGGCAATATCTTACGGCTACTAATTTTGGCACACCTGAAGAAATAGAAGAAGAAATAGAAACTTGGGAAGATACAGATAGGTTATCTAAAAAAGCAAATCAGTTTAAGCCTAAGTTAGATAAAATGCAAGAAAAAATTGTTGCTCAACAATTAGCTCAACAAGAGCACAAGAAAAAGCAACAAGAAGAGCAAGCTTCAGTATATATGGATAATGTATATAATACACTTTCTAAAGGTAAATTAGGAGAAGTTAAATTAGACAAAAGAGTTCAGAATCATTTATATTCTGGATTAGTTCAACCTAACTATCCATCTATTTCAGGTAAACCTACTAACTTATTAGG